TTCATAAAATAGTATTCTATAACTGTCATTTACTAAATAATCTATTTCATAAGAACTTATAGTAGCTATAAGGGTAGACTCTACTTGTACCCAGCCTACACTTTCACAAGATTTTTTTTCTACAACTATTTTTAATTCTTGTTCTTGTGATAAATTAGTTATATAATAAATAAAGTCTGAGGTAGTTATAGTGTACATTACTTTATGTTTTGATTACAAATATAAATAAAAAAAACTCTACCAATTAAGATAAAGTTTTTAAAATTAAAAATTAAACAACTTCTTATGCCACTAAAGCTTCCATCATAGTATTTACAGAAGCTATTGCAGTTGAGTGTGTTGCAGGGACAGCTACAATAGTTGTAAGAGGATTCTTGTAACTTAACCAACCTCCTTCTGCTACTACATCATATTCTAAAGCGAATTGAGTATAGTTAGTGTTCTTATCTGCTAAAAACTCTATGTTTCCTATTGCAGTGTTAGTAGTTTTACTGATTGCATAAGGACCAGCTCCATTCCAAGAACTTGCATGATATTCTTTCTGTAAAATATTGTTTCCAGTACCTTGAGCAAAAGTTGGAGTAGTAGAAGTAATTGTAGTTCCTGTACAATTCAAATTGTGTAAAGGAGAAACTAAAAGGACTGTTTCAAGCAATTTGTGATAGCTTAAATTAATTCCTGCATTAAAGTTTCCACCACTTACAGTATTAGGAGTAAGTACAATAGAAGTAGTAATAGCAGTATTATCATTAGCAACATTCTCTGCTATAAGAAAGTCAATTTGTGCAGCAGATACTTCATCTCCTGCTGTTAAATCTGCATCAATTCCTGCTACATCTGCTGCTGTAACATCTTGATCTACAACTGCTACTGCATTCATTAATTTTCCTTCATCTTTTAAAACTTCTGCTAACAAAAGTTTAGTAATTTCATTAGGATCAATACAAGTAGTATCAGCACTACAATCAGCTTGACATGGAGTCTTGATTATATATGCTTTACTAAATTGATTATATCCTTGAATCCTGTAGATGTGAGAATTTCTAAACTCTACTCTAAAACCATATTCAGCATCAAACTTAGTTTTGTAACCAGAAATAGTTACACTCATTGAAGCTCCTGCTTCATAATTCTTTCTTTGAAAGCCTATAACTCCTTTGCTTTGAATAGTTTGACCTGAAGACATTCTAAAATTTCCATCAGGAGTTCCTACTGCAATAAAGTATCTTTCAGGAATAGGATCAGCTGCAATAAAAGATACCCCTGTATCTGCATTGAAAAAACCAATCTTACCTACAGTTAAATCAGATGGAGTTAAGTCAGCAGCTAAGATAGCTGTATCACTAGCTGTAGGTAGCACATTAAGTACTACATTATTACGATTTGACATTTTAAATAAATTTTATTGTTATAACACTTGAGTAACACTTAGTTTAGACATCTTGATTTGAAAATCAGAAGTCTGTATTTGTCCTGCTGCTAACATAACAGCTATATCAACGATTTCTGTATGAGTAATATCTGCTAGTTCACAACTTTGATTTTCTGATAAAACAATACCAGAAGGTAAAGTATAAGAACCAGAAGCTAACCCACCTGGATAACAAATATAGTTTCTTTTTCTTAGGTAAAAAAGAGTAAAGCTATCTACTTGAAAATCTTCTACTAATAGCTTTATACCTTGAGAGTTAAATCTACCTATAATTTCTCTCCATTCAAAACTACTACTATGAAAAGTAGAGCTTTCTGCATCATCATACTGAATAGGAATAAAAGAAGCTTTCTTTTTAAAGCACTTACCTTTACTTATTAATGCTTGACCTTTTAGAAAGTACTCATAGTTTTGAGGAAAAGATACTACTAAATCTGTAGGAGTAATAATCTCTTCTTCTATAATATTTCTAATGTCTTCAATGCTCCTTTGATTTACTTCAAAACCTAAGTGAGTAAACATTCTAGGATATGCAACAAGTTTTACAAAAATTTGTTCTGCTTCATTTAAAAGCCAATCAATCTCTTGTATTCTTAAATTTCTGTTTTTTTGACTATCAACCTTATTGAATTTCATTTTCAAGTCATAGTGCATATCCTGTACAAGCATTATTTAGTAGTTTTTTCTTTGATTAAAAGATAAAATTCTTGATTCTTATCATCCATAAAGTACTTCACAACTTCTTCTTCATCCATACCTAATACAGAGTCTAAATACTTAATGTTGTGTCCATCTTTTCTAAGTATACCTTTATCTATAGCTTCATACACTAAAGCTAAAGTAGCTATCTCTTTTTTATTCCTATTGATAGTTTTTAAAACTAATGCAGGATTTTTGTCTATAAGCTCTCTTATCTTAACTGTAATAAAATCAGGAGATTGATTCTTCATATTCCCTCCTGTAAGAACTTTAATAAGTTGTATCTTTCTTTCTGGAGCTAATTTAGAACACTCAATAATAGCAGTATCACTTAATTCTACTTTAGATGCTTTAGCTTCTGCTTCTTCTGATTCATCATGTATGAAGTGTGTAGCATCTGGATATAATCCTTCATTCCATTCTTTTTTAGAGTTTGCTACATATCTACTCCCTTTCATGATCCCAATTTTCACTCTATCTAAAGGTAAAGCTTTATTAAAGAACATTGTTTTATTCTCTAATTTAACTCTAGCTGTTTTAGTCCCCCAAAATGGGTGAGGCACTTCTGGATCATAGTGTAAAGATAGATCATATCTCACTTTTTTGTCTTTAAAGAACTTACGGTCTTGGTCTGAAAAGTCTACTGCATACTCCATTTTTTCTACATCTGCCAAAGCTTCAATAGTTTGCGGTTGCATAAAAGACTCCTTACCTGTTTTTCTGTGCCATTTTTCTCTGTCCAATGGTCTTACTTCTACTCTGCTTGTCATACTCTGTAATTTAAGTTTACTAGCAAAGATATAATAAAAAAGTCTTACCAAACAAATGATAAGACTTTTTTGTTAAAATTAAACTTAAATCAATTTCTAGACAAAATTAACTCCCCACATTTTGTGACATCGTGAATGTGAGTACCACGAGTTTCTCCAACATGCATTTCATAGTAGTCTCCTGCATGAGCAGAACTACCTGCTTTTTTAGGTCCATAAGGTCCATACATTCCTTCTACATAAGTAAAAGCGTATGAGTCTTTTTTCTTCATTACTTTGATGTTGTTAGACTTAGCTCCTTTATCACCTGAAAAATCTAAGAAGGTAATTCTTTGAGATTCAATTGGAAATCCTGTTACAGGATCAATTTCAAAATTGATTTCTCTATCATCATATAATGGATTGTGAATAAGCTCTAAAGAACTACCATTAGCCATGTTGTATTTTACAAACTGATACCCAGCTTCTATTGCATTAGTATGCAAATCAGACTGTACTTTATTGGTGTACACTTCAACATTCTTGATGAAGCCTGATTTGTTTTGCCAATCTTGTATAGCTCTGTGGAATTGTAGCATTCCATACTCTCCAGTAAACCCTTTAATTTGTCTACCTTTTCCTGGCTTAGTTCTGCCATAGAAAATATCCATTAAATATTCTTCAATTAACTTTGCAGTTAAGTGAGAGTATCTGTGGATATGAGAATCTTCTAATTGCTCTTGAATACCAGGTCCCATTCTTACAGGTCTACCATTAGAACCTATAACAGTATCTGCACTTCTAGAGTACCAATGTCCTCTTTCAAGTTCACCATACCATTGTTGCCAGTATTCTACTTCTGCATATCTCATCCAAGAGTCATGTAATTTACCTTTTGAATCTGGAATCTTACAAGCTAAAACTTCTGTTGAAGCATAGTCAGTAATTCTGTATTCTTTACGGTATTTAGACATCTTGTTTCTGAAAGCAATTGGCATACTGAAAACAGTAGAACCTGATTGCTCAGCAGCTTCCTCATATTGAGAGAAGAGTTTACCCCATTGCTGTCCTGGAGTTAAGTACTTAGAAGGGATGAAGTCATCTGGATTATCAGAATTCATTCTCACCATATACACTGTACCATCACCATCAGTTTTTCCTTGAGACTGTACACGAACTTGGTACTTTTTATTAGATGTACCTGGATGCAAAACATCCCCTGGTAAATACCAGTTTTCATCTAATTTTATTGAAAAAATTTGTCTATACTTTCCTGCTGTGTTACCAGAGTGCATAGTTTCTACAACTACTAGTGGTCTAGTATTTGCATTTTTTAGTTCCCATTCCCATTCTGTATTTCCAATTGTTTCTTCTGCCATACCCACCAACATTGAAGAGAAGGGATTGTTTGAATAATAATTCTGAGCAGAAAACAATGTGTCCATAACAGTAGAGAATTTGTGTGGAGCTGCCATGAGACCTTTCCCTAAATGAGATTGTTCTGTCATGTTAGCATTCCATTCCATCTCCTTAATTCGGAGCTTGTTTCCTAGTGTTGCCATTGATTTACTTATTTATGTTAACTTGTTAATATTTAATCTATCATCTCCCAGATAGGCTTTTTAGTTTTGCTACCAAGACTTCTACCTTTTCTAGGAGGTTCTTCATTTCTTAGGTTTCTTCTTTTCTTTTTGGCATCTTTTGATAATGCTTTCTTTTCGATAAAAGAGAAATTAAAATCATCTCTTAAAACTTTAGATAAAAGAACTAATTTACCTTTATCTCCCATTGTTTTAAAAAGGTCTGCTTGAAGTTGACTAATCTTTCTTCCATCCTGTAACTCTACAGCAGGTTCAGATATATATTTAGGCAACTCTTTTTTATCTATGGGAGCAATTTTGAGAGTGTTGATCTCTTTTGTATCATTCAGAAAGTCATTTAAGTCTTTTTTAAACTTTCTGGCTTGAGCTTTTTTATCTTTATTGCTATCTTCAATAGCTTTCAACTCTAAATCACTTTGCTCTTTTTGTTTAGAGATAATCTTATCATAAGATTTTTCTCCTATTTCTTTAAGCTTTCCACTATCTTTAAGAACTTTGATGTGAGTCTTAATGTATTCATCATCATAACCTTGGAGTTTTAAATCTTGTTCTACAGAAGCTTTTTGAGTCTCTTCCATACTTATGTCAGAGTCTTTATTTACTCCTGAACTTAAAGTAGTAGACAAGTTTTTAAGATACTGTTTTGGATCTCCTCCTTTAGATGTAAAACGAATTAAATTTTTAACTTCTTCTGGAAGCTCTTGCATAGACTCTTTAATACCTTTTTCTACAGAAAATTCCCAAGCATCTTCTAATAAATCTTCAGAGTTCTCATCTGTAATATCTATATCATTACCTTCTTCATCTTGTAAATCTAAAAAACCTTTTTTCTTTAAGTAATTTAAAGTAGTAGCTGATTCAGAGCCAGATTTAGTAGAGCCTTCTTTTTTCTTCTCAGAATCTTCTTCTTCTTCTCCCTCCTCTTCTTCTTCTGGAAAGAAATCTACTTCTTCTTCATCTTCCTTTTTGTTATCTTTGGTTTCTTTTTTTTCAGGAGTTTTGGGGCTTTTTTTGTCTTTGGAATCATCTTCTTCTTTTTTCTTTTTTTCTTCCTCTTCTTTTGCAATTTCTTGCTCTTTTTCTAAAGGATCTGCTATGTCAGCTTCTCCAAAGAAATCCTCTGAGTTTGTTTCAAACCCATCAAAATTGTCAATTGTTTCTGTTTCTTTATTCATGTTAGTACAAATTTAAGTTTAATTATTAATTAATTGTAAGAGCTCCTCTTTAATTTAGAAAGAAATCTGTAATAGCTTTATTGTTTAATTTTCTGTGATCTACTGTTAATTTCCTTTCTTTTTAAGTCATTAATCTCTTTATCATTCTGAATCTTATGTGATAATTCTAAATCTTTTCTATTCTGTTCTTTCATTTGAATATTAGCCTCTACTCCATTCTTGGCTACTTCTAAAACATCTAGCTGACCATCATTATCTGTATCTTTATTTTCATTGAATCCCATAGCAAGAATAGCTTGCTTCTGAACATCAGTTTTTCTTTTCTCAGCTTCTTTAAGAATAACAATTTCTTTCTCTTGTTCATGGTCTTTATCAGCTCTTTCATCTCTCATCTTCTCAAGATCTTTCTCATTTTTTCTGTCTGACTCTGCTTTATCATTTTCTCTTTCCAACCTTCTTTCTTCTGCTATTTCTAATTCTTCTTGAGCTTCAGTTATGCTTTCATGTTTAAGAACTTTCAATACATCAGATAATTCCACTTTCTGATTCTGCATAGCAGCATGAGCAAGTTGTCTTATATTCTGTTTAGCATCTTCTGCAATAGAACTGTCTTCAATAAATAATCCTAGAGTTTCGTTATCTAGCATATCTCTATCAATTTTTAACATCTCTACAGACATATCATCTAACACAAAATTAATTGTATCAGGAGCATCATCTCTACTATAAGCTATTCTGGCTTTATCTATTAAAGCTTGCATAACATTTAACTTAACATGAGAGTGCATATTAAAATAAGGCTCAAGCATGTGCCCTGTTTGTACTAAGTTTTGTTGATTGTTTGCAACCTTTTCAGAAGTAGAAGTTTGCCCTAAAACAGGATCTGTAACCCCTACAGATTTACCACATTTTTGTTCTATGTACTCTAATAATTCTACATACTTTCCGATATCAGAAGCTACAGACATATCTAAAGACTTAGCAATAGTGTTAACATCTTGTCCTGTCATTCCTTCTTCATCTGGATTATACCACATAAAAGGAGTAGACTTAAAGTAGTACTGCCATTTTTCTATATCAATACCAGACTCTGATGGAATAGCATTTATATTCATTAAAATCTTTTTACCATCATCAGAAGCTAACAACAATTCTAATCTGTACCATACAATGTTGTAATAGTATTGATATACCTTCATTCTATCCATTATAGAAGTAGGAACAGAGTTAGTGTTATCATATATAGCTCCGTAATAAGAAAGATTTGATTTTCTCAAGTTATTTTCATCTTTAGTTTGCCCTTTTACAGGACCTATATCTTTATAGATGTTTTTACCTAACTTCCAGATTTCATAAGTTTCTGGAATCCATTCCCATTCAATGTAAATATCTCCGTTATCCTTGTCTAATTTATATTGTTCATCTACTAGAAATTTAGTAAAAGTTTCTCCTGTTTCTTGGTCTATGTAATCTAACCAGCCTACTTTTCTTAATCCTTTAAACTGTATGTGTTTAGCAGGAATAGTAGATTGATCTTCGTAGTAGGAATCTTGAGAGTCTGCAAAAAATTCTCCAGTATTTAATTCTTGAACTCTGTGTCTATAATCTTGGTAAATTTCATCAATTTCAGTGTTTGTAAGTTTAAAGGATTGTACAATTTGAGAAGGTGTCATTCTGTATTCTGCTAGTGCCCAGTCTCCTTCTTCTATAAATTCTAAATCTGGGGAAGTGTCACAGCTAAACCTCATAGGATTTACTGTTTTAACTATAGGTTTATTATTTACAATTCCTACCCAATAAATTTCATAAGCAGATAATA